AGAATGTGAAAGCGAAGTCGCAGCCAATACGCGGGTTTGTCCGATATGTGAACATGTATTTGAGTTGCGTGAGAAGAGCGAGTTGATCGACTTCGTTATGACTGAGTATGACCTCATGCAACTGTCACCCTTCATGTGGATTGATCCGTATGGGTCAGGCACCGTAATGATGGCTACAGGCTTTAATGGCTTCTCTATGGTGGGACAGGTTGGAAAATACTGGGTCGCTGTTGTGAAGGCCCAGAATGGGCGTGCTAGGATCGTGTCAATTGGTGAGAAGGTTCAGGCCATGTCAGCAGCAGATGACTTCCTAAGAGAGATTGAAGATAGCAATGCTGCGAACAAATCAAAGCGGTGGTTGAATCAAGCAGCGACACCAAAGCAGAAACAGCTTTTGCGCAATAATGGCGTGCAAGTAAGCGAGATGGATTTCTCTTGGACTAAGTACAAAGCGGCGTGTTGCTTGGGGTACTATTTTAATCGAACACAAATTGATAGTCTAATCACAGACAATTGGAAAAAGATAACGGGAGAGAGTTATGAAGCGAAATGATTTTCTTGATGAAGCAAAAAATCTAGTAAACGGTCAGAGGGCCAAAGATTATGGAGATGCTTACGATAATCACGCTAGAATTGCAGATGGGTGGAACATAATTCTAAATGGCGCAATGAATAGCCACGGATACTTAACCCCAGCACACGTTACCTTAATGATGGACTGGGTTAAAACGAGTAGGCTCTTAGAAACAATAGACCATGAGGATTCATGGATAGATAAAGCTGCGTACTCAAGTTTGGGTGGAGAATTTTCAACCAAAGAGAAATAGGAAATTATAATGCCACGTTTTGAAATGCACATATTTATGGTCGAAAGTGATGACGATAGCGTAGAGAGTTCCGAGTCTGAAATTATATGTTGGGTAAAAGACGCCAATAATATAAAAGAGATACACCATGAAGCTAATAAAGTTATTAATGAGAGCATTCATGGCGCAGAAAAAACAGTCATGTTTGGAAGCGCAAGTATAATAGTGAAGGGGATGGAGATTCTTAATCTCACGTTTAAGAACGACGAAATGAACCCAGACGAAATAGAGAAAGTCATGGATTTGTTTGAAACAAAAGTGGAGACAATACATTGAGCGATAAGGAAACATTGAGGCCAAAACCCATGAAGGAGTTGGCACATATACTTGGAGTTTTTGGGTGGGATAAGAGGTTTTGTGACCTTACTGAACAACAAGTCCAAGCCCTAATATTTGGAATACAAGAATCACAAAATCTAGCAGCGGAGATAAACATTGGAACCCTCGAAGAAGCCTACTTTAAGTCAACAGGCACTTGGCCCTCTACTTCAATCCCGTTCTAGGGTCGATCATGTAGCAGAAAGCATCAAAGAGGCTGTAGATAAAGCTATCGTCTCTAATGAAAAGAAAAGAGAGCGCAGAAAGTACATAGGCGCATCCAGTATTGGCGATGAATGTTCGCGCAAAATACAATACAGATATCTCAACTATCCAATAGACCCAGACAAAGAGTTCAGCGCCAAGACACTGCGCATATTTCAGTTCGGGCATGAGATTGAGGATTATGCTTCGAAGTGGCTGAGAGACGCTAATTTCGATCTTAGAACTGAAGACAAGGATGGGGGACAGTTCGGGTTTTCAATCGCAGATGGTGAGATACGCGGTCATATAGATGGCGTGGTCTGCGGTGGGCCAGTTGACATGGGATACCCTGCACTCTGGGAGTGCAAGTCTGCAAACGATAGCAAGTTTAAAGGGTTTGTACGTCACGGTGTAACTAAGGCGAACAAAACCTACGCGACTCAGTTGGCTCTATACCAAACGTATATGGATTTAACCGAACATCCAGCATTGTTTACGGTCATAAACAAAAACACTTCCGAAGTTTACTACGAGTTAGTCCCCTACGATAAGGCTCTAGCTCAAGAGGCAAGTGATAAAGCAGTAAACATATTGACGGCGGCGAAGGCTAATGACATTCTACCTCGCATTGCTCAGAGCAAAGATTTCTTCCTTTGCAAGTTTTGTGAGTTTCGTGAGACATGCTGGAGGGAATAAAATATGGGACGCGCTTGGTCGGCGGCATCCCATATTTAGTTGTTAAATTGTGGACAGGGACAAGATAATGAATATTTTGAATTTTGGCAAGACGCCTAGAGAAGTAACTGAAAGAATTTCAAGAGAAGTCCCGCGTGACGCTCAGTTGAGGGCATTGCTAGATATTTACCCAGAAGGCGTGCAGCGCGGAAAAGAATTTTTCATTGGGTCTTTGCGCGGAGAAGCGGGTAAATCTTTAAGAATTAACATTGACACAAGCAGCCCTTGGTTCATGACAGGTAAAGATTTCGAGTCAGGTGATGGCATTGGTGGTATTTGCAAAGTCTTAAAAGAGGCGAAAGGGTACTCGCTCTCTGAAACAATTGATTATTTCAAGCAATATATCTCAATGGATTATGTTGCTCCGCCTGAGAATATTGTTAAGCCGAACAATTTAATAAATCTTTCCCAAGTTCAGAATAAGCCAGAGCAAAAGATACAGATCAATTCCAGCACACCATTTGAGGATGAATACCTATACACTGACGAGCATGGTGTGATCCTTGTAGCGGTTCGAAAGTATTTTGACCGAGACGTAACCGGAGAAATTGTTCGGGATAACTCTGGCAAGCCTAAGAAACAGTTTCGTCAATTCGTGGATGGTCGCCAAGGTGTTCCTGAACCCAGACCATTATATAATATCCCGAACATTTTAAGCTCGAACAAAGTTATTTGGGTCGAAGGCGAGAAGTGCGCAGATGCTTTAAAGGACTTGGGATACGCAGCGACTTGCACTATTGGTGGTGCTGGAATGCTGTCGGAAAATACAGCGAGTAAGTTCGACTTCACGCCATTGCGAAATAAAGAGTTGATCCTATGGCCCGACAACGATGAAGCTGGGAAGAAATTAGCACGAATAGTTGAGGCTCAAGCAAAAGAAGCAGGAGCTAAAAGCACTTTGATGCTGAAGATACCAGCGTCAAAAGAAGAGAAGTGGGACGCAGCCGACGCTATTAGTGATGGCTTTGACATTGAAAAGTTCTTTAAGTCACACGAAAGTAAGATAAAGAAACCAATCTCTCTACTTGATGAGAGCCTCTTGATCGACAAGTATTTTGTTGGATCTCCACCAGAGCAGCATTTCTTAATCGGTGACACTATACCCTTGGGCGTTCCAGTGGTGTTCGCAGCAGCAGGGGATAGCGGCAAGGGAATGATGACGCTTGATCTAGCTATGAAAGTATCGTCTGGCGCATCTATGCAGAGTTCATTCGGAGGTCTTGTAGCTTCACATGGGGATGCAGTTATCTTTACAGCAGAAGATGACAAAGATGAAATGCACAGACGCATCTCGCGTCTTGACCCAAAAGGATACCGCGAACATTACGATCACAGTTTAAGAATTTTGCCATTACCCAATCTTGGTGGTGTATTTCCAGTGATGCAAAAGTTCGATAATTCATATGTGATGGGTGATGAGTTTTCACGCATATACGAACAGATGCTAGAGATGGAAAATTTAAAGCTGATCGTAATTGATCCTATGGCCTCTTTTGTTCACGCAGATGTAAACGCTGATCCAGCAGCGGGTGCTGCGTTCATGGGTATGCTTGCACAGATGGCAACAGAAACAGGCGCTACCGTTATGGTTAATCACCACATGGCGAAGATCAAAGACGATAAGCCAGTGACAACCCCAGAAGAGGCGCGGAATATGATTCGTGGTACATCAGCTATTGTTGATGGAGTTCGGGCAGCGTTCGCTGTCTGGCCCGTTACTGAGTCTGTGGGTAAGCAAAGGTGCAAAGACCTAAACATCAAGTATACACGAAACGGTGTATTCGATGGTGCTGTTGTTAAATCGAATGGTCCAGCAAATAGAGACTTCAGACACTTTATGCGGAACCAAGATACAGGTCTGTTAGAAGATAGAACCGCAGACCTTACATCTGTTCAATATTCGCAAACTGTTCGGGATAGGCTGGACTTGGTGTTTAACTTTGTTGCGGAGCGTGAAGCACACGGTAATCCAGTTACCAAAGGCGGTAAAACAGATGGGCTATTTGAAATGATTCGAATTGCGCCTGAAGACGATCTTCTGGCAGCTAATATTAGGTTATTAAACTTGAGTTCCCACACGTTAGAGGGTGACATCACCAAGCTGCAAAATTCGGGTCGTGTCGGGCAATATAAAATTACGCGCAGTGGGCCGAAGAAGTTTATCGGTGTGGTCGGGGGTAATTTACATTCTAACGAACCAACTATTGACTGAAGTGGGAGTATATGGTACAAATACCAAGTTTTAGCAAAGGAGATAGAAATGATTAAAACGTTTGAAGATAAACAGCCGACGCTGCAAGAAGCACAAAAGATTGTTGGAGGTTTCGTTGAGATGGTTAGATCGCCAACAAACCCTGACATTCAAATTCTTGTGAATGAAGAAGGATTAATTCAAGGCTTACCCTTTAATAAAGAAGCAACAGAACTGTGTGATACAGGCATTGTGGGAAACGCAGTAATCCTAAAGGGCAACGCAAGATGGGACTAAAAGACTCTGATATACTTTTAGAAAGGATTAAAAGATGTGTATCAGTAGTCAAAGAAACAGAGCGTAAAAAAAATGTTGCGCCTTGGATAGCGCATCAAATGGAAGAGATAGAAAGTCTTTTAGATATGCTTGAAAGGCAAATTAACGAAAAGTGAGGCGATAATATTTAATCGCCTCACATAATTTATCTATACATTCCACCCATTTGCTGCATACCGTAGCTGCCCATCTGAGGCATACCGTAGCCACTCATTTGTTGCATACCATATCCACCCATCTGCATCTGAGGCATACCGTATCCGCCCATCTGACCATAAGGACTTTGTCTATTAAAAGTGCTTTGACCGTAAGGGTTTTGATTCTGCATCTGGTTCCGCGCACCATATCCTCCCATCTGACCGTAAGGAGGTTGGTAAGGTTGCTGATAAGGTTGCTGATAAGGTTGTTGGTAGGATTGCTGATAAGGTTGTTGGTAAGCTGGTCTCATTTGCTGTTGTGGGTAAGACTGCTGATAAGCTGGTCTCATCGGTTGTGGGTAAGGCTGTTGATAGGCTGGCCTCATCGGTTGCTGATAAGGTTGTTGATAAGCTGGTCTCATCGGTTGTGGGTAAGCTGGTCTCATCTGGCTCCGCATATAATCTTTGTAAGCGTCTGTAGCTTCGAAAGCGTTTCTAAGTTCTTCCATTCTAGGTTGAATACGGTCTTGGAATCTTTGCTGTCGAGCCATTTGACGCTGACGGATACGATCTTGATATGATCTTAATGCGTCAAATTCATCCACACCTTGAAAGGGGTTGTCTATAGGCATAGGGCGTGGATTTCTGAAACGAGGAAGCCGACGAGGGGGAGTTGGACGAGGGGGAGTTGGAGTTTCGTTTATTGGATCATAAAAAACACTAACTCCGTCTTCATCGCTCTCGTAGTCATTTAAATTTTTTCCAATAAATTCCTTTGGAATAAGAAAATCTCCAATTCGAACATCCTCAGTTGGAGGGTTAAATCGATCAAATTGGATCATTGGCATCTCTGGTTGAGGCACTCGACGAGGTGGTGGAGTTCCAGTGGTGCGACGCATTGGAGGCTGCAAACGTAGCTCCTGAGGTCCGACATAGGCAGGTCCAGTTACATTTCCAAATCTATCTATCGGCAAACTAGCCATTTTAATTCTCCATTGCCTATTGCTTTATTAAATAAGTATCACTGTTTTTTTAACAAATCAACTGAACGATTGCCCATGTAACCATCAACAACTAATATTAAAAATATAGGCAAATCTTCGGGATTCATGCCCATCCCGAACAAAAGTTCGCAAATTAGATTTCTCATATCGTACAAAGAAATGTTCTCTGGAAGTTTTTGAAGGAGGTCGTTAATAACCTCCTCCGTTTTTTCTGGTGAAATACTCATCTTTTAGGTCTCAGTTTTGGACTTGGTGAAGTAGAAGGTATGTCCGTTGGAATGCAGCGGATTAACGTGTCACGCTCGTGTTTGTAGATCGTTTTGTAAAACTCGATCCCGTCAAACATTGCATCTCCGCACTTACGCTCGCTCTCGTAATATCTTTCTGCCTCGACTTGTACGTCTCGCAGCGTGTAAACGATGAGCATTGCAGTAAAGAATTCCATTATTTCGAAACCCCCAATTTTTTCATCCAATTTGCAAGAACTTGATAACTCTTTAGCCCAAGCAAATCAGCAGCCTCATAAAGTGTAGAAGTTTTGACTAACGCCCTCTCAATGTAATCTCTTTTAACATCGTCAATCGCAACATATATATCAAATCCCTTTTCATCTTCAAACTGGTCAAGAGGTAAGAAACTTTCAATCTCATCTTTAAATCTGTTTAAGTCAGACTGCGTTCTTACCTCATCTAAACGATCAAGCAAGTAACGAAAATTAGGCTTTTCAATTTCCATTTTGTTTGTACCCCTCTAAAACCTTCGCAAGCTCTCTTTTAAACTCTATCGTCTTTAACATTTTATCTTCAGCAAGAACGATTTCAGTCAATCGCTGAATGACATATTCAATATCCACACGCCCATCTCCCATTACCAAAGACCTCCAAACACTTTTCCAAACACATCGTCTAAAATTTTATCCATATCTTTCTCACTCATTTTCAGAACACTCCCAACAGATTTTAGAGTCGTTGCCCATAATCAACGTAACAACATCAGACTCACACTCAGTACAAATACGATCAACTTTGCCATCGCTGCACTCATAACAATTTTCAGTGATGTAATCATGAAACCCAACATCGACGTCTGGGCCTCGGACAATCGGAACAATCGTCTC